GCCTCAAACCTGCGAGCTGGCACCGCTTCGACGACTGCAAATACCGCTGAGAATTATTACGAGCAGGTTTTCGGAAGTGCGGTCAAAGTGCTCAAACACGGAGACGAGTTCCAGCAATTCGCAACGGAACGTCCCGGCGTGAATATGCGGGAGTACTGGCGGCAACTTACCGAGAAGGTCTGTGCTGGTGTTGGTATTCCGTATGTTCTTGTTTTCCCTGAGTCCATGCAGGGAACTGTCTATCGCGGTGCGCTGGATATGTCGGCTGTTTGGTTCAAAAGCCGACATCACGTTATGGCGACCGCCGCCAGACGTATTTATGAGTATGTGATGGAATACGCGATCAAGACCGATCCGACATTGAACGATGCTCCGTCTGATTGGTATGAGGTCGCAATCACCGCACCTCGCGCACCCAATGTTGATGTCGGCCGCAATTCGGCCGCTCAGTTGAAGGAACTTGAGGCCGGTATCATCACATACGATGAGGTCTATGGTTCCAGAGGTCTTGATTGGCGCTCATCGTTAGAAGCCAAAGCGCAGCAAGCTTTATTTGTCCGTCAATTGGCAGACAAATACGGTCTGGACGTTTCCGAGATTTCCACCGTGCAGAAGGAAAAAGCCCCGAGCGTTCCTGTGGCTGCTATTGACACAAGCTCGGAAAATCAAAACGCTCCCGAGCCAGTTGCAGCTCCGGAAGGTGGCGACACTTCTGTTGTTGTGGATGACACCGCCGTCGTCGCTAAAGCGAAGAAGACTCGCAAAACAAGAGCCAAGAAGTCTGAATGAATCTGACCAAGAAAACAGACTGGTTGTATTACGCTCCAGCGGCTTCCGCTGGTGAGACTGCGACCATCCAAATCTTCGACCAGATTGGCGAAGACTGGTTTGGCGGCAGCGGCTTGTCCGGCAAGCAGTTCTCGGACGTTCTCAATGAGGTTGTCAATGGTCCGCTCTTGGTCGAGATCAACTCTCCCGGCGGCAACGTTTGGGATGGTCTGAGCATTTACAACCAGCTTCGCGGTCGTCGCGCTCCGGTTACCACTCGCGTCGTTGGAATCGCTGCTTCCATCGCTTCAATCATTGCTCTTGCCGGTGATCGGGTCGAGATGGCCGAAGCGGCTCTGATGATGATTCACGATCCTTCCGGCATGGCTTCGGGTACTTCGGAGGATATGCGGAAGATGGCCGACGCGCTCGACCAACACGCTGAAGTCTTGGTCGGAGTGTATGCCAAAAAGACCGGCAAATCTCCCGAAGCGATTCGCGCTGCGATGAAGGCTGAAACTTGGTTCACGACCCAAGAAGCGATTGCCTTCGGTCTTGTGGATAAGCCGATCAAACAGCTTGCGATGGCCGCAAAGTGGCATCCGCGAGCGGTCACCAAGACGGCTCCCGAGACGGTCAAAAACAACCTCCGCAAAGGTCTCAAGCAATACGAAGAGGGGCTGGCTGGAGACGGTCTTGAGAAGGCGACCGTGCTTGAGGCTGAGTCGCTCGTCGCGGGCGAACCTCCTACCGAAGCGAAGGTGCAGAAGGCGAACGCTTGGTGGGGACGCAATGAGCGTTTTCTTGAGGCTGAGCCCAACACTCCTGCCGATGTTGCCGCGAACCTTTGGGGCGGCGCTGCTGGCCGCGACTGGTTCCGGGCGCTCTACAATCAACTTGAACAACAGGAAGAGAACAAAATGGAAAACCTATTGAAGGCCCTTCTCGATGCAGGGCTTATCCAAGTCGCGGACGCCTCCGAGGAGATCGTTGTCGCGCAGTTCACCGAGGCCTTCGCGAACCTGAAGAAGGTCGCCGAGGAAAACATCGTCTCGCTCACCGAGAAGCTGAACGCCGCGACCGCGGAGCTGACTGAGGCCAAGGCCAAGCTCGACGAGCAGGCCAAGACCGAGGTGCTCGCTAAGGTCGACGCCGCGATTGCTGACGGTCGCATCAAGGCTGAGGTCCGAGACTCGTGGGTCGCTCAGATAACGACCGATCCGAAGGCGCTCTCGCTCCTCGACGCGATCCAGACCATCAAGCCCGGTGCCGAGCCTGTCGGTGCTCCGGCTGCGGCTTCAGCCAAGACTTCCGCCGACCTCCGCGCTGAGTTCGACGCGATCACCGACCCCAAAAAGCGCAGCACTTTCTGGTCCGCTAACAAGGCCCAGCTTCTCAAACGCTAACAACACACACAAATGGCTAACACCCTCGACTCCGGCCTGAATGGGACGCTGATTTCCCAAGCGGGCCTTGATGCCTTCGTCGGCGCTTTCGCTCCGATGTCGGCCTTCACGACTGATTTCGACCCGGCTCCCGCGTCGAAGTCGGACACCATCCAAGTGCCTTACGTCCCCGCCGCCTCGGCTGCCGCGGACTTCGCTGGCACCTACACCCGGCAGGATAGCACGCTCAACAAGCGGACCATCACCCTGAACAAGCACAAGTTCGTGTCTTGGTATCTGAGCGATGTCGCCATCGCCAAGTCGCCCGCCGTTGCGCTCGAGCGCTTCGGAATGCAGAAGGGCTACCAGCTCGCGAAGGCTGTCTTCCAAGACATCCTCTCGGCTGTGACCAACGCGAACTACGGTGCCGCTGCTCACACCGGTCTTGCTGCGAATTTCGACTTCGCCGACGTGATCGACATCAAGCAGGCCTGCGACGCCGCTGATATGCCCGAGGCTCCTCGGTCTCTGATCCTCGGCTCCAGCTACTACAACGCGCTGCTGAAGGACTCCGTCATCAAGGACGCTGCCGCTCTCGGTGCGACCGCCAACCAGACCGGCAGCCTGCCGAACCTGTCCGGCTTCGTGACCTACCGCTCCAGCCTGATCCCGGCCAACGCCGAGAATCTCGTTGGTGTGGCTGCGTATCCTTCCGCGCTCATCACCGCCATGCGCTACCTCCAGCCCTCCGGCCGGAGTCAGGACGGCGTCTATCGCCCAGTCGCCGACGAGAACACCGGAGTGACCCTCGGTTACCGCGAATTCTACGACAACGACAAGGGCGAGGTCGTCGCTGTGCTCGAGTGCTTCTACGGCTACGCCCTCGGCGAGGCCTCCGCGCTCAAGCGTATCGTCAGCGCCTAATCGCCATGCGCTCCGCACTCCTGATCGCAGACGGCAAGGTCGTTCTCGGACCTGCTCCGGCCTCCAAGGTCGAAGCCGAGTTCAAGGCGACCGTGCAGGTTGGCGGCAATGGTGCCGCTCTCATCGAGCTTTGGTCCGAGGACCGTGGCTGCGAGAGACGCGCCAAATTCGCCAGCGCTCCCGCTCCGGCGGCTGAGAAGCCGTCCAAGAAAAAGGGCTGAGGAATGAACAACGCCGACACGGCACTCGCTGTTGGGTTTGATGGTTTGCTTGCCGAGGCTGGCGACACCATCACGCTCCGCGGTGGGTCCGTGTCGGCGGTGATCGACTGGATGCCTTTCGACGAAAAGGGCGCTCGTGGGCTCCCGGATCTCGACGAGCAAGCGACCAGTCGGATTGAGATCAAGTCCGCCTCTGTGTCCCCGGCACCCGGTGTCGGGGAGATCATCACGACGGGCGGCAACGTGTATCACCGCATCCAGCAGGTGCGCTTTAACGGCGCGGCTTGGGTGCTCGACTGTGAGGTGACGCTGTGACCGTGACCTTCCAGTCGAACATCGACGCATTCAATCGGGCGCTGTCCGATTATCTGGCGGTGACGAGGCTCTCCACTCAGGAGGCCACAAAGAAAAAGGCCGGGGACTTTTCGTTCCGTCTGGCCGCTAGGCTGAAGCAGTTCATGCCAGCGAAAGGGTCGATCCGGAAGGAACGTCTGGCTGCTCTTAAATCGGGCTCTGGCGTTCGTGTGCGGCCCTCTGTGCTCAGACAGGTTTACTCAAAGCTCGGAGTTCTGTCTGACATAAAGACCAAGAAGCTCGGCGTCCGACGTCGTGGGAAGTTCACGCAGACGGTTCGGTCTGGAGGGAAGCGGCTTAGCATTCAAGCGATCGCAATCAAGCGTGAGTTGAACCTGCGCGAGAGTGGCCGCGGATTCTTGTCTTTCTCGACGAAGGTCAAGTCGATCATCAACAAGTTCCCGGTTCGCGATCGCGTGAACACGCAGGAGGCCCTGCTGGATCGTGGTCGCCGATTCCTGACGAGCGTCGGGTTCAAGGTGGACGAGGATTCCTCGACGATCAGCTTCAACTGGGGCGGCAACAAATCATCCGGAGAGATTGCCGCCGCTTTGTCAAAGCCACGGCAACAAAAGGCCATCGGCACGGCTTTGGATGAATCTCGCGAGGACATGATGGACTACATCATCAAACGGCAGGCCCGGGCCAAGTGGAAGCTGAAGACCATCTAATGCTCTCGCTCGGCTCCATTCAATCGACGGTCAAGACGCAGATCGACGCGAACGCGTTTTTTTCTGCGGCTCCGACGGTGTCATGCATCATCGACGACGGGCTTCAAGACTCAGCGATTGAACTCCAGCTCCGGACAAAGGGCTTCGTTGTCGTTCTGCCTTTCGTGCTCCGGTCCGGACGCAGGGACGTGGCTGGCGGTAGGCTCGCTCTCGATGCCGAGTTCGTCGTCCGTCTTCTGATGAACCCGCAGGTCAACGCCGCGGTGACCGGGGCTCAACGAAACATCTATTCGGCGATCGCAGCCGCTGCGACCTCCATCCTTTCTTGGACTCCAGCGACTGCTGGCGACCGGAAATTCGAGACCTCGGACGAGTGGCTCCAGTTGACCACTCAAGATCCGGGCCTCGTCGCATACGACCTCTTCTTCACGAAGCTCTCCACCATCCCCTAATAAAGACACATGAACACCGCCGCAGTCATTCTCGGGAACCATGGCTTCTTCAATCCGGAGTCTGGAACCGCAACCCGTGCCCTCAAGCCCGCCGCCAACGATGCGAGCTGGGTCGATCTCGGAATCCTTTCCGAGGTAACCGTCCAGCATGAGCGCGAAGAGCGAGACATCTTCGCTCCGACCCCGGGCGTCCTTCGCCTGTACGACGTGCTTGAGACCAAGCGCCAGCTCTCGATCAACCTGACCGCTCAAGAGATGAGCCCGAAGGCGTTCGAGCTGATCTGGGGCACTCTGGCCCTCACTGGTGCCAGCACTCAGTACAACCCGCTCGAGGGATCGACCAAGCGCGGATGGTTGAAGCTCCAGCAGTACGGCCAAAACGACGCGATCTTCAACACGGTCGACGTCTGGGTGCAGATGAAGGTTTCGGGTGAGGTCAGCTTCGGCGAGAACATCGTCGCTGTGACCTTCGAGGCTCGCGTCCTCCATAGCACGCTCAACACCGGCACCCTCGCCTAATAGCAACACGCCATGCCAGCCGACCCGATTACGCCCGGCTTGGCCGCGGCGTGGAACAATGGCTTGCCGTCTGGGAACACGGTTTCTCGAGCTGCCGCTTGGGACAACACCGCTCCGTTCCCAGATTCAAGCCCGCTCAACGACGGATTCGCTCTTGCGCCGAATACGGCACCGGATGCGATCACTGCGTCGCTAGGAGCATCTTGGAACAACGGAGACGCCAGCGATATCGCTTCGGCGACTGCTGACGGCGTTGCCGCAATGACTGGCGGCGGGGCGTCTGGAAACACGGTGGCGAATGCTGCGGCGTTCGACAACACGTCACCGACTCCGGACTCCTCGCCGCTGGCTGATGGTTGGGCTCTGGCGGCAAACACGCCTCCAAGCGCAAACACGATTTCGGTCACGAGCTGGGACAACAATCCGCCGAGCCCGAACAACGTCGCAATCGGTGGAGCATTCGACAACACCCCGGCGTCAAACATCGTTTTACAAGGAGAGGTGAGCCCGATCAACGGCGTCACTCCTCCCGCAAGCCCGACCGCTGTTCCTCACGGAACGACTCTTCTGGCTGGGACAAACTACCTTGTCCAAGTCGGCAGTCGCGCATCCGTGGTCACCATCACGTTGCCGGATCCTCCGAGTCTCGCGCAACGCATCGAAATCGCAGACACGTCGGGTCAAGCCGCTGGTTTCAACATTGCGGTGAACGGCGGAACAAAACAGGTCTCGGACGTCGGGGCCACGACATACACCATCGACCGGAATTTCGCCGTGCTCGCCCTGACATACACAGGCAGCGCGTGGAAGATCCTCTGAAGCCATGATCCAGAA